TCAGTAAACTTGATTAAAGAATATAGAAACTACTTATGGCTAACTGATAAAAATGGTAAAATAATAAATGAGCCAGACGGAGGCTTTGACCACTCAATGGATGCACTACGCTATGGTCTAGCATCTTTAATTAAAAACTCTACTGGTGATATGGAAGCTGAACGAGCCGAGAGAGCATTATCAAGATTAAGAAACTTACAACCCCAAACTCGTTAGTAAATGTTATAATACATATATGAAACAAGGGCAAAAACATACAGAAGAAAGTAAAAAAAAGATGAGAGCAAGAGAGTTTTCCAAAGAACATAGAAAAAAACTATCAGATGTTCATAAAGGAAAACCGAGACCATATTGTGCTGGAGAAAAGAACTGGAATTGGAAAGGTGGTAATAATTCTCAATATAGAATAAAGAATGCTCCTAGACCAAAACCAGAGCAATGTGAAGTATGTGGTGCATTAGGAAAGGACTTTAAAAAGGGATTATTTCTTGACCATAACCATAAAACTGGAGAATTTAGAGGGTGGCTTTGTACTAGATGTAACTTTATTTTAGGGCTTGCAAAAGATAATTCTGAAACATTGAGAGCATTAGCGAATTACTTACAACCACAAACAAGATGAGCAAGAAACCATATACAAAGAAAGAAATAGTAAAAATGAAGTGTTTTAGATGCAAAGATAGTGCAAGGTTTCAATGGCAGATATGTTCTGATAATAATATCTACAGACCTTTGTGTCCAAAGTGTGATATTGAATTAAATAAAATGGTACTAAAGTGGACAGGTATTAAAAATTGGAAGGATAAAATAGTAGCATATAAAAAGTATGTATATGGAAAATAAACGCCCTACATTAAAAGACCCAGCCGAATTTGCCTTTATTAAAAGCGTATATTTCAAAGAACCTAATAGATATTTAGAAGATTTAGACCCAATAGAGAAATTGGAACGCCAAGAAAGTCGCCAACGTAACAATAACAAAAGTGCAAGATGAATGAAACACTAACTGACAACGAAAAAGATATTATTCTCTTTCTGAGGGAATCAAAACCCTTTGAGACTATTACCATTCAAAAAGATGCCTGTGGAAAACCAGACTATTATATAATTAAGCGTGAGCAGAAAGTACATTTTACTAAATTAGGAGTAAAGTTATCCACACCTTAGAGAATTACTTGCTTGACACGAAAGAAAGTAGTATAATTATATAACTTAATAGACGTCAGCAGGATAACTGGGGCGAAGTTTAACAAAACAAGCCCTATGTTAATTACCCAAGAATTAGAAAATATCAAGACAAATTACGACAAGACTATTGATTTAGTAGACGGACTTCCTTTCTCCCAAAAGAAACAAATCAGGACAATAGAGTTTTATAACAACTCTAAATACCTCAATGGACAGAAAGACGAGTTACAACGTGAAAAACCTTTTTATAACATTCTCAACGCTATCTGTGATGTAGAGAACACTGCCAAAGATTTAGATACAAAAGACATTCAAATAACTTCAGATGACGCCAATCATTACCTTGAAAGCTGGTTGCTTTCTAAGGATATTTACGTTTGGATGAAAGACGTAAACTTCGCCAAGACATTAAACGATATGCGAGATATACACACTCGCTATGGCTCTTTGCTTGTCAAAAAGGTTAAAAAGGATGGCGAACTCAATCTTGAACTACCAGAATGGAAGAACGTCATCACAGACCAAGTAAACATTCTTCAAGGAGCTATCATTGAAACTCACTATATGACCGCCAAAGAGATAGCCGGAATGTCTGAATGGGATAAGACAAAGATTAAAGAAATTCTAGGCAAACTAAAAGGCAAAGGCTCACACAAAAGAGTGCCTGTCTATGAGATACGAGGAGACTTCCCTAAAGCATTTATCAAAGACGTCAATGGAGAAAAATACACTGACAAAGACGAGATAGAGTTCTCTTATCAGCTTTACTATGTAGCAGGAGTACCACAAGAGAGTGGGAAAGTAGATGCCTTCACTGCGTTTGTGCCTCTCTACTGGGAAGATGACACAGAAAAAGTCTATAAATACCTTGCACGAAAACCTAAAGCCGGTAGAGCATTTGGCGTAGGAGTAATGGAAGAAGGTGAAGAAGCCCAAGTTTGGACTAATGATGCCGTGCTTAAACAAGCAAGAGCAATGGAATACACCACGAAAGTCATAGGACAGACTGCTTCCAAGAAACTTAAAGGTAGAAACTTGCTCACTGAAACAGATGATGGAACTATCCTAGAAACAGAAGAAAATAAACCCATCACAGCTCTTAATTTACTTCCAAGTGGAGGATTACAGCAATACAACGCCCTAATCACTCAATGGTACGACCAACTACAAAAGACTACTTCAGCTTATGCCGCACAGAGAGGAGATACACCACCATCAGGCACACCATTTAGACTACAAGCCACTGTTCTACAACAGTCTTCAAGCGTATTTAAGACCTTACAGCAAGAACTAGGCATTTTCATAACAGAGATTATAGAAGACTGGGTATTGCCTTATCTTACTTCCAAGCTAACCAGAGAGCATATCCTAGCTTATGACTTCTCACCAGAAGAATTAAAGGAAATAGACAATAAGTTTTCAGCTAGAATGGCTAACCAGAGAGCAATAGACGCTATTCTTTCAGGTAAAATGGTTTCTCAAGAAGAATATGATGGCTGGATAGAAAACTACGACACGTTTATCAAACAAACCAAGAGTCAACGCTTTATTCAGATACCAAAAGACTTCTATAAGAACTTAAAAGTAAAAGTTACAGTGAATATCACAGGCGAACAGAGAAACAAAGCGGCAACACTAGAAAGCTTAAACAACATTCTAATCACTTACGCTTCAAACCCTAACCTTTCAACCGACCCAGTAGCTTCACAGCTCTTAACGAAGATTATAGAGCTTTCTGGGGCAGGTATATCGCCTATCAACATCACCTCGGCAATGAACGAAAAACAGAAGAAAGATGAGGAAACTATGCAACAGAATATGCTAAACCAACCAACAGGAAAGCCAACACCAAGCACATTATCACTAACTGCCAACCCACAAAATGCCTAGCTCACTTAAAGATTTCTATTTGAATGAAAATATGCGAAATGAAGTTCAAACTTACTTGATAGATTTCTTAAAGGTTCAAGCAATAGAAAAGACTTTTAACCGAGAACCAACACTAGATATAGCCGAAGCGAAAGAAGTGATAGATAAAGCATTTAGTAATTTAGAAATATTATTTGCTTCTAAGTCGGAGGTCAAAGAGATAACCAATGAAGCACGTTAATGTTTATTATAGGTGCAATCCCGGATAAATTATTAGAAGTTAAATCAACCAAGAAAGTTATGGCAAAGAAAAAGAAAAGTAAAAAGTGTTAGTTATCACTCACTGCCCATTAAGCAGAGATAGTGGGCAGTACAGTGGCAATTAGCCACCATAGGAAATCGGAAATCCATAAACCGACTAATCGCATGGTAGTTAAGCATAATCTACCGAATATCTTATGTCTGAACAAGACGAAGAAGTAGTCGCTGAGGACACAAGCTCAGATGTTGAGGAAGCTACAGATAGCAACGAAAGTAGTGAACAGGAAGACACTACGGACTTACAAGCAGAATTAGAGAATGAGCGTAAGGCAAAGTCTCAAATCCTTGCAAGAGCCAAGAAAGCCGAACAGGAACTTAAAGACCTCAAAGCTAATCCTCCCATTAAAAACGACCCACAACTTTCAGATGAACTTAAACTGATTGCTCGTGGCTTATCAGATGAAGAAATTGATAAGGCGAAAGTCATTGCCAAAGGTTCAGATATAACTCTGCCCGAGGCAATCAAAACCGATTTATTTCTTTCATTTCAGGCGACGCTGAAAGAGAAGGAAAGAAAGGAAAAAGCCAAACTCGGTGCTTCAAAAGGTTCAGGTGAATCGCAAGATGATACCTTAATCAAGCCAGAGATGAGCCGTGAGGAACACGAAAAGGTATTTAAGAAAGTTATGGGAATTTAACAACCTAATATTAATAAATAAATTATTAGCGTATAACAAATGGCATTTCCAACAACAAGTCATACATCAACATCTCTCGCAGTAAATATTCCTTTATTGTGGGGAGAGAAAATCAATGAGTTCTTCAAGTTGAAGCTTATGATTGCAGATTTCTTCGTAGACCGTTCTTCAGAATTAGCAGGTGGAGGTTCAACCCTTTACACTCCTAACTTGACTGAAATGTCTGCGAACGCAAAGTCGAACGCAACAGCAGTTACCCTTAACGCTCCAACAGACACAAAGATTACCCTCACTGTAGACCAGTGGTATGAAGTATCTTTCGCTATTGAAGACAAGGAAGCCGCACAAGTAAAACATTCTTACTACCTAATGGAAAGGTATGCTAAGAGTGCAGGTTACACTATGGCAAAGAAATTAGAAGTTGCTCTTGCAACTCTCTTTAGTGGATTTTCTACTACAGTAGGTGCTTCAACTACTAACCTAGCCGATAGTGAAATTCGTGCAGCTATTTCAGCTCTTGAATCAGTAGGAATTGACACATCTACAGACGTAGCATTCTTTATGTCTCCAGCAGTATTTTGGAAACAAGTACAAAACCTTGATAAGTTTAGCTTGGCTGTTAACTCACCAGTTAATGACCCAACAGCAAAAACTCCAAAGGCAACTTTGTATGGTATTCCAGTATATGTTTCTAACAACATTCAGTATGTTTCAGGAACAACTGGTAGATACAACGCACTTGCTCACAAAGACGCTATCCATTTTGCAACCTCCCCATTAGGTTCAGGTGGCTCACTAGGTAGCTCAATGACAGGTAAGTACGGAGTTCGTGTTCAATCTAACTACATCCCTGAATACCTCTCAACTCTAACAACCGCAGACTTGCTCTATGGTGTTATTGAAAACAGAGATAATGCAGGCGTAGCAATTTTGACTGCGGCTTAATTAGCAATTTAACGAAATTGTTTAGCTGGTATCCAATCCTTTTTGCGGAATATCAGCTAAAAAAGGAAACAATTATGAATACAATTATTAGCCCAAATATTAAGAAAACAAGCGAAAGAATAGACCCAGACGGAAACGTAATCAATCCAAGAACAAAACAGATTATAGAAACAGCAGAGCCAGAGTTTACACCTTCAACACCAATAGAAAATATACAGCCAAATGGTATACCAGTTTATTCAGAAAAAAAAACAAGTAAGATAGATGATTTAATTAGCCAGAAGATAGAAGCCATTATCAACAAAAAGATAGAAGAAGCATTAAGTAAATTATAATATGAAAGTCTTTTATGTAAATTCAGGATTGCAAGGATGCTACAATGTAAGGTGCTTATTACCCTTGCAAGTTAATGGCTGGGATGGGGATAGAACAACACTTGACCCAAACCAAATGACTCCCGAAAATAAAGCAAAGGCTTGTATCAATGCTGATATTATAGTTTTTCACCGGCCAGAACAAAAAGATAAACTTGAAGCCGCACGATTGCTAAAAGCAGAAGGAAAAAAGATAGTCTTTGACAATGATGATACTTATAAAGACTACGGAGGATTTAAGTTTAACGAATACATGGATGAAGCTAGACTTAAACACGGACTAGATAGAATAAACGACACTATTGATACCTTTATTAAAGAAGCCGACCTAGTAACTTGCTCAACAGAGTTTCTTAAAAAGGAATACGAGCAGTTAAATCCTAATGTAGTAGTTTTGCCTAATTGCGTAGACCCTTTCTACTTCCCAGAACCTCTTAGAAACGAAACAGACGTAGTTAGAATAGGTATAACAGGCTCAGTAGGGATAACCTCTGATATAGACGTGCTTAAACCTATCCTAGAACATTATAATAACGATAAAAGAGTTCAAATAGTATTACTTTCTATGCCACCAAAAGGAGAGAATGAAATCTACAAAGAACTCTACAAAGAAGAATATGCTTTTTGGGAAACTATAAATATGGAATGGCATCCTTATGTACCTACCGAACAATACTACGAATACCTAAACGACCTTAAATTAGATTTTGTTATCATTCCTCGCTACGACTCCCTCTTCAATCGCTGTAAGTCTAATCTTAAATTCTTAGAAAATAGTATGTTGGAAATCCCAAGTATTTGCCAAGCATTTTCTACAGGAGATTCTCCATACCAGCAAAACCCAGCAGACAAAGATTACTTACTTCTAGCTAACACTACAGAAGAATGGATAGAGCAGATGGAGAAGTTAATTACTGATAAAGAATTCAGACGAGAGCTAGGAGCTAAAGCACGGGCTTATGTAGAAGAAAATTACAATATTGAAACCAAAGCACATCTTTGGTCTGACGCTTACCAGAAACTTTTAAATAAATAATATGTATCCCAAAAAGATAAAAATAAATAACGACAAATTAAAAAAACTACTTGAAGAAAAAGCAGAGATAATTACTCTTGGTAGAGCAAAGTCTGAAGAAATAGAAGCAATTGAAAAAGAAATGAATGAGCTAGATGAGCAAATGAAACTCGTACAGAAATCAGTAGACATTACAGACTTACAAGAAAAAGCAAAACCTATTAGTGAAAGAATGGAAGTTTGTATTAAGGAAATGAAAGATATAGAAGCTGAAATCAATGCTCGTCTAAAAGAGAAATCCCCTACTGAATTATTAGAAAGATATGATGTTTTAAAGAACGACTTAGAACAGAAAGAAACAGAACGAAATAAGTTAGCAATAAAAGCCCAGAAATACAATACAAAGTTAATCCCTATGGGAAGAAAAGCTATGCTTCCTTTCTTAGAGGATAAATATGATGATTATGAAACAATAAAGATTGAAGATGGTGAGGTAGTCGCAACTATTTTCAATCACCTAGAAGACTTTAAAACTAACTTTAAGAAAAAATAATGACCTTTTCTGACACAACTTTAGAGCAAGGAATAGTACAGCAAACTCGTGCAATGATGCGAGTAGATAGTACACAATGGTCTACTGCCAAAATTGTAGCTTCTTGTAATAATTACCTAGACACAATTACAGGATACGCTATCGGGGCAGATAGACGCTTTCAATGGGATGACACAAACCATACAAAGCTCCCTATTGGAACGACAAATCTAATAGCAAATCAATCAGATTACAGCTTTTTAACTGATGAGCAAGGCAATGCTATCTTAAATCTTACCAGAATTGATATTTTGGACTCAGATGGGCTTTACAGACAGCTTATGCCGATAGACCAAGCACAATTAAATGGGGTAGCTCTAGACGAATGGAATAAAACAGCTAATAAACCACTTTATTACGACAAAATTGCTGACAATATTATCCGGTTATATCCAAAACCAGCTACTTCAGTAACAAACGGACTTAAATTCTACTTCCAAAGGACACCAAGTTACTTCGTAGCGACAGATACCACCAAACAGCCAGGTGTTGCACCACTTCTTCACAGAGGATTTGTAATTGCTTCTGCTTATGACGGAGCTTTGACACTTGGATTGAACAACTTACAACCTTTAAGCGTAGAATTTGAGAAAGAGAAAGCAAAAATGGAAGAGTATTTCACGATTAGACAACTTGACGAGCCGAACATTATTATCCCTAAGTGGAGAAACCCAAGATGATAAATACCAGTAAGCCCACAACTTCATATACCAACCAAGATAAGGTAAACATCGGTGAAACTTGGGCTTCAATTACAACAACATGGGCTACTGAAACACGAACTTGGGCAGATATGGCTTCTTTGATAGACAATGTAACTAGGGTGTTTGGTGGGTTGATATGGGCATACAATGTTTTTCCTTGGCAACTTTCAACCCCTTGGATAGACAGTGGAAGTATTAGTAACATAGCGAAACCCTAAATGGCAATACAAACAATAAATACAAACGATAATGGTTCAGCATCACTTATAAAAATAAATGATAACTTTACCGACCTAGATACAACAAAGGCAGACCTAGCTTCTCCTACTTTTACAGGCACACCAGTATTACCTACAGGAACTACTGGAGTAACTCAAAGTGCTTCAGATAACTCTACAAAACTTGCTACAACGGCTTATGTGGATAATCAAATTTCAACAGCTAGTATTATTCTTTCTACAACAGTAAATATATCTTCAGCTCAAATTAAAGCTCTATTTTCATCTCCAGTTACTTTGATTACAGGAGTAGCTGGACAAATTGTTGACCTGATTTCAGTAGTTGCAGTCTTCAATTATGGAACTGTTCAGTATACCGCTGGAGGTGCAACAAGAATAAAAGAAGAGACAACGGGAACATTATATAGTTCTACACAGGTTTTATCTGCAACTCAAATAAATGGGACAGCAGATGTCGTTGTAACACAAATTGGTAGAGGCTCTACTAATGCTTTAGTTTCAACTCCAGGCAAAGGTATTCTATTGAATGCAGAAACTCAAAACTTTGCTACTGGTGATGGAACAATAGATGTTCATTTATTATATAGAATGGTAACAGTTTAATATAAATTTATGGCAACGATAACTACAATTAATGAAACAGATTTAATATCAACCAGTAGAACTGATATAAATAATAATTTTTCTGCACTTAATACAGATAAAATTGAAACTTCTGTGTTAGATACTGATACAGCACTTACAGCAAATAGTGATAGTAAAATAGCTACTCAAAAAGCAGTCAAGGCATATGTAGATGCAGGAGGCAATGTAAATGCTTCAGAAACTACTAAGGGAATTGTGGAAGAAGCTACAGATGCAGAAGTAACAGCTGGAACGGATACAGGGGCTACTGGAGCTAAACTCTTTGCACCTCCTAGTAAGTTGAACACACAGATTGATGCAAAAGTTACAGCTGGTGTTGCTCCATTTACTACTGCAAAATTATATACAATGGGTGCTTTAGACAACGCTCTAGTCAAAACTTATTTTAATATGCAACTTCCTTTTATTTTAGCTACTGGTGCAAGTACTGGAGATGCCTCAACATCTTTCGGACACTGGGAAAGAAGTTCCACTGATTTCGCTATAACTAAGGCTGGTGGAATGTTTGATGCTACTGGTACTGGAGCAGATACTTTTCATTTAACAGATTATTTTAAGGTTGCAACAGGAAATTTTATTGGTTGGGATAATACAAATATAATTATTTTAGATTGGTTTGCTAAACTTCCAGCAACTTCTACGGGGGATATAAATATGGGATTTGCTGGACAAGTTCAAGACTTTGCAAGTGTTTATAACAATTCCAGTGGCGCTGGGTTAGTAGGGTTTGTAATGCAAGGTTCTACTGGAAAAATCTTTGCTAATGTATGGAAAAATGGAGTTGGAATATCACAAACAGAAATAACAGGAATTACAAATACAGTATGGAATAATTTTAGAATTGAATTGGATTTATCTAATGAAGTTAAATTTTATATCAATGGTGTATTAAAAGTTACAATTCCAAATACAAACTTAATGACAGCTGGAGACCCTTTGATAGGTTTCGGTAGAAGTAACACATCAAATTTTTTAGTGACTGCACCAACATTATCACTTCAAATGAATCCTTAATATGGCTAAACAAGTCCAAATCCAACAAAATAGTTTCTACTCTGGGATAAGTGATGATGTCCGAGCAACTTCAGCTAGTGGCTTTTCTATCGCAAAGCATTTTGATATTTTTACCAACCCTAACAGACTAACTCCTTATCGTTCTTTTGAAGCAGACCAAACAGCTTCAGTAGCAGATGATATGAAACCTTACTATGTTAGAGATTTCCTTTATGCTTCAGCTTCAGCAAAACTCTACGGACTAGGACAGACGGGTGCAGGACTTACAAAACTATTTTATAAAGCAGACGCTACAACAGGAGCTTGGACTTTACCAGCAAATAGTGAGGGTAACGGGGCAGTTAAAAATGGTTGTCTCCTAGAATATAAAGATTATCTCTGGGGCTTTCAAGGAACTACCCAAGTATGGAAATGGGGTTTACTTTCAGGCACACCAAGCATAACTAACTCCGCAGGAACAGTAGGAACTGTCTACAACACGATTACAGCTATCTCTGTAGTTGCTGGTGGAACTTTATATAACGTAAACGATATTTTATACATAGATGGGGGAACGGGCGGAACGGCTATTGTGGCTTCGGTAACAGCAGGGGGTGTGGTAGCGACAGTTACTCTCCTAGAACCTGGCTATAACTACTCAACAGGAACAAAAAACACGACCACTTCTTCAGCCACAGGCACAGGATGTACAATAGGAGTAACCACAGTGGCTAATACTTCAGCAACTATTTCAAGCGTAGCTCAAGGTTTAATCGCTAAAGACGATAACGGATATATTTTTTATAACAACATAGTAGTTCGTATCTATCCTTCAGGAACAGTCCAAGACCAAGCACTTAAACTTCCAACCAACTTAAAAATAACTTCGGCTTGTAACTTCGGTAACTATATGGCTATTGGGTGTTCTCCGACTGCTTCATATAACGGAGTAAGTAAAGTATTTTTGTGGAACTTATACTCACCAGACGTGCAAGAAGTAATTGACTGGGGAGAGGGAGAATTGAGAGTATTGGATAATGTGGAAGGTATGCTTGTAGGTATAACTGACCGATATTTAAACTCTGCTTCAGGAGCAGGGCGAGGTTCTATGATAGTGCAAGGATATTCAGGTGGCTCACCGCAAGTTCTAAAAGAAGTATTTACAGAAAAACTCAATGGGATAACTATGCCACTTTCAAAGACTATCAAAAACAACAGACTTTTCTTTTCAGCAAAGATTATGAAAAATCAGGCTGGAACTGAATATGAAGAAGGTATATGGTCTTTTGGAAGAAAGAATGCTAACTACCAATTTGCTCTCTCTCTTGATTACATTTCTTCAGACATCACTACTTCGGGAATACAAAGTTTTGGTAGTGCTGGAAATTTCTTTTTTATAAGTCATTCAGGTGATGGCGGAATTTTAAAAACCAACGATAGTGCG